CTATTACAACATGAGTTGCCATTAATTTAACTCCTTATCACGTTTCTGTTTTAAAAATTCAAGAAAGTCAATAACATTATCTTCATCATCAAACTCTGCTATAGAGTTAATAGTTAGATCATCTTTATTTTGTTTCTTGTCATCAGCAAATCCACGAAGACCCCATAGAAACGTAGAATGAGGATCAGTGGTTGCCATCTTTATCATGCCTCTTGCTATTGTAGAACATAATTCATATTCTTCTGTGGTAAGTTTAGTGCTAGAATCCATAACAATTCCACAGGTAAAACCTTTTTCCCAAGGTGTTACTAAAACTTTTATAGCATTTTTAAATGCTGACTTATCAAATTTTTTTGTCATAACTTTTTAAAATATTTATAATCAAACGGAACAACTTTCCACTCAATAGACTTTTTAAATTTATTTCTTTTTGCATAATCAGTTGCTTCTTTTTCTGAGTCCCATATCTCATTAGTGAATATTTTCCATTTATCATTATCTTTTATTATTAAACAATACATAGTCGGTAAAGGTGGATACTAGACCCCTCAAAACTAATACCCACCCAGTTACGCAGACTCTTCCTCCTGTTTAGGATTATTAACCTCCGTATACCAAACCCATTTAGGGTTCTTACCTTTAGATTGCTGTTGTGGTAACAACTGCAATTTACTTCCCCAACAAGGAAGTTTGTATGGGCAAAATGAACAAGCTAAGCCCAAAACTTTATTACCTGTAGGTTTACCTCTGAATGTTTCTTCGATTGCATCATACTGTCTTTTAAAAGGTACACCAGCTTTAATTGCTTTAACATTATATTCAGCTTTTTTTATTGCATTACTTTTATGTGGCTCTACTAGTTTGGGAGTTTCACATACTGCCCACTCACCTGTAGATTTATTAATTACTATCCAACCACCGAAGTCTTTGCTTTGACTTTCTGCATATAAAAATCCTTGTGACGCATAACCAAAGGTATCATCCTTAACAACTTCATTAAACCCACCGTCTTCACCAAATTTTTTTTCAAAGGAATATGGCGATGCACTTTTAATATCCCATACCTTTTCATCAATCTCAACATCTTGTCTTCCCTCAATCTCTTCTCCTTTAAATTTATATTTAACTTGCTTCTGTTCATTTTTTATTTCTACTCCTGCAGATTTCATTATAAACAATGCTAGTGCTTCTATAAGATCTCCAAAGGTATTTCTAACTTTAGCATTGTAAGGTTGTCCCTCACCTTTTATACCCTTAGCCTCCATCTGCAATTGGCATAAGGGTCTACCTACATTGGACATTCTAAGTTCAAACTTAGAACCTCTGTTCTCAGTAAACTGTTTTAGTAAGGCCTTTTTACAGGCCTCACCAAACTCCTCCACAAGTGTTTTGTCTACTTGTGCAGGACTCTTTGACACTTTGTCAAGATACTTCTGTACTTTTAAAAGTATGCTATTCATTATTTAGATAACACATCTTCAGGTAATTCATCATCAAGATCTTTTACTATCTCTGCACTTACAGAATCAGAACCATTAGGTTTCTTAGTCTTAGCTGTGTTGTACAAGCCAACGACTTCTTCATTTTCTGTATCAATAGACTCCTGAAAAACTTTTAAAGTTTCCATATCTGTGTCAGATAACTGTAAATTAGCATCAGCATTTACAGCTATTTCAGGCACATAAAATACATTGCCACCTTTCTTCTGACGTTTAGTATCAAGTGATAAAGTAGAATTAAACATAAGTTTTTTTCTCTTCTTCAACTGATCTAACGCAGCACTAACAGGTGAGAATGCTGTTCCTGTTACTCTATATAGAACGGGTAAGTTCTCTACGTCATGATTAGCTCCTTGTGCAGTTTTACCACCTTTGAAAGATAATAAACCATACACTAATTTGTAACATCGTATAGTTCTTTGTTGTTCTAATTGCTCAGGTGTAAGACTAGACCTTTCTTTGAAAGGTATCTTACCACATTTAGTACCACCTAAAATATCTATAGCTTCTTCTTTCCAGCTTTTAAATATAATAGATCTATTTATGTACTCGCCTTTATCGGCATCGTAATGCATATATTGCATTGCACTTATGAATGGTCTAATTGTAATTGGTTTACCAAAAACATTCTGACCTATGTTTGAGTCATAAGTATAGAAGTGACCTACTGGTAATTGATTACCATCGTCATCTTCAGGTGTACGATTAATAGCTAATCTAGGTATGTTAGTACCCATATTAGATCCATCGTCTTGACCTATTGCCTGCATGATTTGTTCATCAGACATTCCTTTTATATTTACTAAGTTATTATCAGACATTTGTCCTCCATTTTAGTTATCTGTATATACCACACTTTTACGAAAAAGTCAAGCATTATTTTATAAATGGATCAATAAAAAACCCTATTAAAACCCACAATCCTATTACAGAAAATAAAATATTAATTATATCTAACATATTCTTGTATCTCCTTTTATTACTTTTACTTCTAAACCATCTGAGTGTGCAAAGTATTTGAACGTACTAAGAAACTCGTGGTTCTCATCTATATACATAGTAGAAGGTTCTACCATACATCTATCTTTTAACTCTGTGTATTCTAGATAAGCACTATAATCTGAGTCATCGTACTCATCTAAAGTCTCAAGAGCTTCTATTGTTTTTCTCATATCGCCTCCTTCATATCAAGCCAATTGTAACCGATCTTAAGTTCTGTGTCAAGGGGAACATTAAAATCAATATTGTAATACGATTTAAGTGCAGGTATTACATCTGCAGTTCCTTGTTTAAAAATATCAGCCATCACTCTTTCTTCACCTGGATATACATCTGCAATAATAGAATCGTGTACTGTATTTATTAACAAACTTTTTACTTTTTTTTCTTTCATAAGATTATAAATATTTATACAAGCTAACGGTACAATATCTGCTGTAGCAAATCCTTGTACAGGATAGTTTTTTATTTGTGTGCCATATGTAGATCCACCCCAAGGTGTACGTTCAGCATATGGAAAAGAATATTCTCTGCCAGTTGGTAGTTTAACTCTTTTAAATCTAATAGCTTCGCTTTGTAATTTTTCGTGCCAAGTTTTTATATCTTTATACTTCTCTAAAAATTTAGAGTAATATCTTTTTTCATCTTCTGTACCTGTTACACCACCATACAAAGGTTTGAATGTATGTGCTTTTGCATCTTGCCTAGATACACCAATAATATCTGCTGTGTATTGGTGAACATCTATTTTATTTTTTATATCTTCCATACCTTGTTTATCTTGTGCAAGAAATACAGCAGTTCTAAATTCTAATTGTGCAAAGTCTATCTCTATAATTTTACCATCTTTAAATCTAGATGATACTACTTTACGAATAGGAAATGTTTTACCTCTAGGTTGGTTCTGAAAGTTTGGATCTCTACTAGATAGTCTACCAGTAGCTGTAATAGCTTGCATAAATTTAGGATGTAAAAAACCTTTTTCATTTGTAAAGTTTTTTAATCCTGTAACAAATGTATTTAAATATGTATCAACTGCATTATGTCTTACGATAGCATCTATAAAAGTTTTAAACTCACCCTCTGCTTCACCTGCTATTTTAGTTAGTGTAAGTTTATCTGTTCTAAATCCAGCCTCTGCAATATCATATACACTTCTAGGTCTTTGTTGAAATCCTGCAACTCTACCCATACTAGAATAAGTATAACCATCACCTTCACATACTTCGCATTTACTATAATTTTTATATGGGCTACCATCTTTTTTTATTTTTTTAATAACGCCTTTACCTTTGCAACTATGACATTGTTCTGCAGTTGTTTTAAATATCTTTTCTGAATTTTCTGCAACTAAATTTCTAAATTGTATTCTTGAAAAGTTTGGTCTTCTTTTATTTTTACCTGTGTTTTTATCTATACCCACATTAAATATCTTTGCCCAATGCTTTTTATCTTTTGGTTTTCTACTGTATATTAGCCAAGACAATTGTTCAGGACTAGATAGATTTACTTTAGTATCTCCCATTTGTTTATACACAATCTTATCTATCTTTTGTTTTAGGTATGCAAACTCTGCTCTATATTCTTTTTCTACTTTAGATAATTCTTCTAAATTAATATTAATACCATTGGCTTCCATATCAGATAACACAATTAAAAACTCATTCATCATCTTAGCTGTCATCAATAGATGTTTATTCTTTGGCATTCTAAAGTCTGCCATCTGTGAATTAAATAAATCTTTAGTTATTTGTACATCCATTCTGCCATATTCTTCTACAACATTAGCTGGTATATTTTGAAAAGGTATTCCTCTATCTGTAAATTCTTTTATACGATTATCTTTAGATCCAATCCGTCTTCTTCTACAAGACATTTCTAATGTTAAACTTTTTCTTATACCTCTATTTAATATATACTCCCCAAGCATAGTATCATACACTTTACCAGTATATTTAAATCCAGCTTCGATCAACCACATTAAATCAAACTTTATATTATGTCCCACTAATAATGTAGTCTTATCTAGTATAGATTGTATATTGTGGTAGCAACCATCATCTATTCTTTCAGAGTGATTAGTAAAATAATACTCATCGTTTATACCAACACTAACTAATATATTGTCAGGGTGATAAGGTGATGGATCGTACCCACCTGTATCTGTAACTTGCCAAGATGTTTCTACATCTACTACCGTAATCATACTTCGTACCTACTTATGCTCCTTCTAATTGTACAAGATGGTTCTCCGTGATAACCATTTATTTTATTTTTACTTATACATAATGTTCTTATTTTATTTTCTGCATCAGAGTTAGAGTTTCTACCTATACCTATAATGATGTCTGCCTCTGCAGCTTTACCTGTCTTAGAGTTTTCCATCATATCAAATGATATACTATTTCTATTATGTGCATCTGCTGATGCTTGTGATATAGCAATCACAGCACAATCTCTTCTTTTTGCTATCTCTCTTACGCTTGTATATATCTGCCTTAACTTTTCATCTGTTCTAGCAAATGTACCTGTTACATTTATTTTATCTAACTGATCTATAACTATTATATCAGGTTTATGTTTCTCACAATGTGCGTCTATATCTTCCATAGACCAATCAACTGTATCAAACATAGATATATTATCTTTTATTTCACTCCAAGCATTTTGTGCTATATCTTTTTCTTGCATTATTTCTTCTCTAGTCATACCAGTATAACAAGATATGGCTCTCATCTGTGTTCTAATAGCAGGCTCTTCATTTATAAATGCGTGTACCTTTGCACCTTGTTCAGCAAACCCTTCAGGTGCTGCACACAAGCTAACCCAAAAAGCTGTCTTACCTGTTTCAGGTCTAGCAAATGCAATCATAAGATTACCACCACCAATACCCCCTACATTTTCTTTTAGCACAGGTATATTAAACTTCCATTTAGTAGTTACATCAAGCAATCCCAATACTTCTTTTACATCACTTGTAACAGCAGGTGTCTTTTCTTCATCACCTTGTTTATGATTTTCTATCATACCTGTTATCTCATTAAAGTTTGCATCTTTACCATTAAATATTTCTGTAGCTTCAACGGCTATTCGTTGTGCTAAATCTCTATCAGATAAGATACGCATTATATCTTTTGCTATTTCTTTACTAGGTTCTTGTATTTCTTTTATATCTTCTACTAACTC